CGGAAGCGCGACTGACGGCCGAAGCCGCCCTGTCGAAATTCGCGCCAGGGTTTACCTGGTCCGACAGGCTGTCGGTCACTTCCAGGGCGCGGTTCGTTCTGGAAAGGGCGGTGGTGATCTTCCGCAGTTTGGAAGTCATACCGTCACGAATAGTCATTTGTGTAGCTACTCCGGCCACAGTTCATCACCTTCCTTTCTTTCCCTTCCGGTTCGCTTTCTTCGCTTCTTTCTTTTCCTTCTCGATCTGAAGGTCGATCGAAGCATAGATAAAGGCCCGTTCCCGAAGGGGAAGGGCCACAAGCTGACTGGGAAGGATTTTCAACCGGTGAAGGGCGTAATGTGCGTAGACGGATTCACCGTCCGCCTGGCTATCATCACCCCCACCGGTTATTAGTTTTTTGCTTCTTCACGAAGGTCGTTCACGTCGTCGGTGAACCCGTTGATTTCCTGGACACCCAGAAGAAGGTCGATAAACTGACCAGGCTTCAGAAGGACGTCGATCAGCGCTTCGGCGCCCATGACGCCATACTTCGCCTGAAGGTCCGCGTCCTTGAAGTTGGGGTCGACGGTGCAAGCGATAACCAGGCGGTTATTGTAAAGGTCCTGATCGGTGTCCGTGGTCTTCTGGTGGGTCTTCTTGTCGAAGGTCACCTTCTGACAGGACTTTCGAAGGGCCTTGTTTTCGCCCTCTGTGATAGACTTGATCGTGAAAGGAACAGGGAAGCCGCTGACCGCGACTTCCGCTGTTGCCTGTACTGTTTCCTCATTTGCCATAAGGAATTCCTGAAGTTTACCCATGTTTTTATCCTCCTTTGAAGTGTGTCGTTAAATCTTCGCGAACGGGGTCAGAATGTCGAAGTCTTCGAAAGTGAAGTCGACGTCTTCGTCCAGTGCGTCGTCGGAATCGCCGTCCAGTTTTGCCAGGACAACAGAATCCAGGTTACAGCCGATCAAAAGGGTCGACTGTTTACCGGCGGAAGATTCATGGTCGTCATTCTCGACCACCATGTCGAAATACACGTCGACGCCGGTTTCCTTCCACTGCTTGATCATAGCGCGGAACAGGGGCGTCATGTAGTAAAGGGTCATGGAGCCGGCGCCGTTCGCGCCAGTGGTCTTGTGGCCAGTCATACGCTTTCCGATCGCCTTGATTTCAGACTTGCTCTTTTCGACGTTGGCTTCGATAGTCTTCGCCATGAACAATTCTTCATTGTTGCCGTTGATCTTCGCGTATGCGCGACCTTCCTTTCCGGAAATGGTATCAGGTGCGTTCAAAGTTTTCACTGTCTGTCACCCCTTTCTTAATTTACGACGACAGTCATGTAAAGTTTTTCCATGCTGTCGTTAGGCTGAAGCGCACAGTCGACGGAAACGTCGCGTTTGCCGTCGCCCTGATTTACGGTAATATCAGCGCTGTCGAAATTGCTGATCGCGTCGATAGACTGATACTGAAGGGCCAGGGCCACCAGATCAGCCTTGAAAAGCTGACGGCCGGTGTCGCTGTTGGTAACAAGGCCGATATAAGAATCGCCGAAGATACGGGCGACGTCGTTCGCCCACCCGTCCATGACACGGACAACGCGGTTAGAAGTCCAGTCGGCGGACATATTCTGGCCGATAGTTACCAGGCTGTTAATGTCAGTCAGGACGCGCGCCTTGCCATAGTCGGCATAGAAGACGAATTCGCCGGCCTGGATAGCGGCTTCGAACTGGGACTTCGTATATTTAATATCGACGTCCACAGCGTCGTCGTAGGCGGTATTCGTCAGGCTTTCGTTGACCTCCGCGCCGGCAGAAGCGCCAGTCACCCAGGCGACAGCCTTATCACCGGTCACAACAGTTCCGTTCGTAAGAACGACGCCGTTCTTGACGTTGATCAGGCCCATGTTGTCGCCGTCGTACTGGTAAAGGACACCGACGATCTTTCGACCTTCGTCGTCGCGAAGACGCTTCACGAAGGCGGCGAAAAGGGACTTGATGTCTTCATCAGTGCCAGGATAGCCGATCACGTTGAAGGATTCGACTTCGAAGGCCACCAGGGCGGCGGTGTAGTTCGCGGCCTTGACTTCGCCGTTCTCACCACCAGTCAGCGCCGTCGCGGTTGCGATAGACAGGGACGCGGCGGTTCCGAAGGTTACGAAGTTGTTCGCCACCAGGGACGCGGCGCCGCCGTCCTTTGCGACGGTCTGGCTGTCCATGACCATATCGTCAAGATAGGTCACGACGTCGACCTTTGTCGCGTCGTCGACGTTGGTGATCACTGCGACCTTGATGTCATTTCCGCGTGTGCCGCCCCACTTTGCGGTCACGGTCATTCCGCCCACGGTTGCGGACGCCTTCGCGCCACCGCCATTCACGCGGTAGATCAGAAGGGTCTTCGCGCGCTTCAGCGCTTCGCGGACCAGAAGAATATTCGCGTCAGTGGGATCGTAACCGAAGACCTTCAGACTGGACGCGTTGAAGTCAGTCGCGGTCATTGCGAAGATCTGGGATTCAGGTCCCCAGTTAAGTTCCAGGGGAAGGGCGGCGACGCCACGGCTTCCCATTTTGGCGTTGGTTCCCATGCTTACGAAGTTAATGTAAGCGCCAGGAAGAATCTTGTTCTGTACTGTGAAAGTACCTCCACCAATAGGCATAGGTTACACCTTCCTTTCAAGAAATTCGGTTACAAGCTGAATCGCCTGTTCCCGTGTATACTGCTGACCGTCCTTCAGGATCGCCATTACTGCGTCCCTGGGAAGGCCGAGCGTTTTTGAATTGACCAGTTGTTCTTTGCTGAAAACGGGCGCGGCCTGGTCGACCACGGCGTCCGCCTTTTTCTTTGTGGCCATTACGTTATAACCTCCGATCTGATCGTGTTGTTCTGGTCCAGATAATACATTGTCGGAATGACTTCCGGTGTGATCACGAAATAGAAGTCAGTGTCAAAAAGGAACTGGAAGACGCGTTGATCGTCGTCCTTCCTGGCGCTGATATTCGTCAGGCGGATCGTTCGGCGGACGTCGGTTTCGACACCGTCGACGACCTCCGTTTTTTCGTGAACCGAAAGGGATTCGAATTCGTCGAACATGGTTTCGGCCCATTCGTTGAACTTCATATTATCCTTCGAAGCCAGGAAATACAGAACTTCGAACTGGACCGTCCTTCGACGGCGCCTGTCCAGTTTCTTTTCCTGGGACGCTTCAATCATACCGACAAAGAAGTTCCCGTCGGAATCCTTCGGGATTTCGTTGACGAAAACGTGGCGATCGGACCACAGACCGACAAGTTTTTCGGCGACGGCTTCCAGGAAGTCGTTCAGGGTCATTCGGTTCACCTCCGTTATTTCAGGCGGTCCTTAATGATCCTATCCATTTTCCGGTTAAGGCGCGCCGCCTGGGTTGTTTTGGTGCGCTTCACAGCGCGAAGAAGGGTGAAGTGGCCACGGACGAAGCCGCCAGGCGGTCCCACATACATTCCGCCTTCAGGATCGTTTTTCTGGTATACGAAGGAACTTCCTTCCCAGTGACCAGGGACGAAGTGACTTCTGAAGCCGTATTCAAGCGGCTTCGAATAGTCAAGATTATTAAAGACGTCTATTTTGTAGGCACGACCGGCACGAATGGCCTTTTTTCCGCTTTTGAAGTTCCGGCGATAGTCGCCAGTGTTGACAATGCCTTCTTCTTTGCAGATTTTACGGGCCTGATCGCGCGCGTAGCGTCCTTCACCGACGACCAGTTGATCCATAATTTCAGGAATGTCGTTTTCCAGGGCCTGAAGTTGGTTCTGGAAGGCCACCAGTTCAGAATTGTCCACGCTCACGCCAGATCACCGTCCTTCACCTTGATTTCTTGATGTGTTGCATATACGGCCGGACGACCGACGACCGCGAAGTTCAGGTCTTTCTGACTGGAAGGATCGTCACGCCCGAAGCGTTTCAGGACGATCTTGTCGCCAGGAAGGATCGAAAGGTCAGGTCCGGCGAAAATGACAGCGTCATAATCGACGTTGTTTTCTGCGTCTGTCTGTCCGCTACTGTTTGAACCTGTATACGAAAGCGCGCAAATGATACCAGAATAAATCACAGAAGGATCAGACGCCGAAATAGCGTTCTGACCCCTCTGTGGAATGGTTCTTGATACCGTGGCGGTGTCTTCATAGGTCATTTCGATCGCGGCGCGTTCTGCGCTTGCGTTTCCAAAGGCCATAGGATCACCACCTTACTTTTCGATACTCATTCAGGACAGTCTTCCACCCGAAGAATTCGCCGTTATCGGCGCCCAGGTTGAAGGTGTTCGCCGATCCAGACGAACCGGAACCTGTGGCGAAGGTGGTTTGAACGTCACCACGCTTCACAGAAGCCACAGGGCCGGTCGTGGCCGAAGAATTCCCCAGGCCGGCCGACTTGTAATAGCTGACACACATGACGACCAGGACGTTTTCCAGGTCTTCCGGAAGGGTGTCCCAGTTGATGTAACGAAGGACCATTTTTTCGACGGTCTGGATCACATATTCCAGGATCGCGTCATGGTCTTCCGCCTGAATCCCCAGAAGGGCCTTGACCTTCGAAAGACGGCTGTCGCTCGACATAAGGGTTCGAAGAACCGTCGCGCGGTCAGCTTCGGACAGGCCTTCCAGAGAAGATAAAATTTGATTCAGCATGATTACACCACCTTTCGGCGGTCCCGATTATTCACCCTTCGCGGCTTCGATCAGTTCGACGATCTGGGCCTTTGTGGCGCCGTCAGGAACCGCGATTCCGGCGTCCTGGGCGACTTTCAGAAGTTCGTCCTTGTTCATCTTGGACAAAGGCTTTTCGTCGCCCTGGGCGGCGTTCTGGCCGTCGTAGGGTTCGAAGTCGGGGTTCTTCTGAAGCTGTTCGACGACCATGTCGGACTTCGGTTCCAGGATTACGCCGGTATGCTTATTTTTGAACTTCATTGTGTTTCCCTCCTTGTGAATATGATCCTGGCCAGATTACGCCTTCGCGTAGTGGAAGATCAGGTCAGGGGTCAGGGCCTTCGTGCCGTAGTCGTAGAACATAGACACGCCGTAGTCGTTGGACAGAGGAATCTTTTCAGGCTCCTTGTAAGGATAGATTACGGCCGGCTGTGCGATAGCGCCGTCGATCATAATGATCGCGTTAGTGCCGGAAGGAACAAAGACGGAAGAATAGCAACGGACGCCGTGGAAGGTTGCGAAGTCTTCAGCCGCGCTGTCCACGTTGGCGTTGTGAACATTCTTGTCCAGGTAGTTTCTGATCTTGCCGTAGAAGGAAGGATCGCACACCAGGCGCATAATGTTACGGGGAACGCCGCGAACGTAGTCGTTCTTCACGGTTTCCAGGGTCTGAATGAAGGCTTCGACGATAGCTTCCACGTCGGTTTCGG